ATCATATCCTGATCATCACGGATAGCTTCATATATACCGCTACCCCAGATACTATCTTCCTGTTCCTGCCAGTAACAAAAATCGTAGGGTAATCTACCATCAAAAGGATTTGGCATTGCCCTAAGAACCTTAGATCCCAGCACTGTAATAACCACTGGCATATGTACTGGGTCTCCATCTTTCTTCTGAGGAAGATCCATGTAAGGCTCAATGTCTTCCCTGCCTAAACCCTTATGCCATAATTCAAGTATAGTAAAGTTCTTAACCTGTTCTACCCCCTGACTAAATCTTCGTGGTGATATCCCACCAGTATCCATAGAGGTTTGACCTTCTCCTGTCTCAATACAACTCTCTACTAATAATGGATCAATGACACCATTTGATTTTATTGCCATCATCCGTAATTCCTGAGCAGACAAGAATCTTCTTTGGATAACCCAATCAAGATCACTCTTACCTGTCGCACCTGGAGATGGGAATGTATCCCATATTGATATCCATTCAACATGAGGAACCATTTCCGATTCTGCCTGCTCCTCTATCATCTGGAGCATGGGGTCACGATTGGCTGTCTGATAAAGGGGGTAATCTACCTTTTTCAAGACTATCGACTTAGTTACCCCTGTGCCATACAACGTCATTTCGTTAATGGCTTTACTCAATGTATCCTCATAAGAGGTCTCATCAAGTATATCTCTTATCCTCTGTTCGCAATTCTTAGCCCTATTAGTTGCTTCATCATACGGCTCTGGTGCTTCAAGAAGATCTGGAGAAACAAATCTTGGTCTACGTGAGGGAGTAATCTTAAATGGGATCTTGCCTTGCTGGAGGGTTGAGGATAGCAGCTTAGTCCTAGCCTCGTGTACTTTTCTTTTAGTTAGATTAACATATATCCCCCTCTCTTTAGCTACATCAACAGCTTTAGATGTAGTGTCAGGGAACTCTCCCCTCATAGCGTGCCAACCCGATTCCCAAATTTCCTCACGGGTTTTACGATCTGTGTCGCCAGCACCTTTCTGGTATAACTCCTGTACTATAAGTCCAAGAGAATCTGGTAAAAGCCCCTTTACTTCCTCACTATCTTCAGTGATGTAATGGTTGCTTTCAGGTTTGATTTCCGCCATTAAGATGTTTTCTTTTTCTTTTTACGTTTCTTTTTTACAGGCTTCTTAAGTCCGTAATTCATAAAAATCGTCAAAATAAGGGGGTGCTGGAGTACCTGTATGCCAGGTTTCTTTCGTTACAGAGAGATCTGAGATGCTAAATAATCAAATAACCAAATAAACAAATACGATTCAAGATACAAATAATCAAAAGGCTCGTCAAGAAAAAGAATTCTTTACACTAACTTTTTACGTAGAACTCTGTACGTTGTGTTTTGGGCATTGGCATGGATGGGGTGGGATCATAGGGGTACATGTAACACATGTAAGCTGCAATAGCAAGAGACATTACCCTGTCATCGTGGCACCCATGTTGAGCCGCTTCCTTACCATCTTTGTTGATAACAAATGTTTGCAGTTCGTCTACAGTTTCTTTTGAAAATATTTCTATCTGCCTCTCCCTGATCAGTCTTCTTAGTAAGTCAAGGATCAACTTTCGAGTTTTTATATTAGTATTAAACCCAAGACGTTTCTTCTGTCTGTTCCCCCGTTCATCAAGGGCTTTCTCTATATACAGGTTCTCGTATGAATGTATAGAAGATAGGAATTTAAGCGTTAATAAACCATGATTATTATTTTCAACTGCGACTAGTGCCATATTGTACCATGTAGCAATAGTTGTGATTACCCAAGCTAAAAGATCAGGGTCTATTCTGGTTGACCAAGTAGCACATTCTTCAAAGGTTTCAGCATCTAAGACTGTTATAACAGAGTAATCGGAGTCTCCGGTTTGGCTAAGTATTCCTTCTGAAACATCAACTCCTATTCTATATTCTCTACCCAACTGTGGCGGATTAAATACAGCAAGCTCTCCGCCAGGATCTTTTTTCATAAAGTATCGCATCTGTTCCCTGCCATCTTTATAGGCGAATCCGTTTACAGGAACTTCAAATCTTTTAGGTGGGCTGTCACGTTCACGTTCATCCGCATCGAACCACATCTGGGTTAAGTTTACAGAATCAAAGGCACTCCTGCCTGATGCGACAAAAGCTTCCCTCGCAGTAGTAGGATATTCCTGATGGAATACATTCAAGTCTCCCTGACACTCTGGAGATATTATCTTATTCCTACGCCACTTTAAGTGTTCAGGAGTAATCCTGAAGAGTAATTCGCCCTCTGTTGTCTTATATGATGTCTCAACACCTAGTAAAGCTTTCTCTTCCTCTCCACCAAAAGAAGGGTTAGTACCAAGAGATTTTATAAAACTATCATCCTTCTTTTCATCTTCTGTTAACTCAGTTTTGTATTCATCGAAAACAAACCAAGGGAAGAACACAGGTTTTAATCCAGAGTCGTCCTTCTCTGCTCGCCACCATTCTCTTTCAAAATAATTTCCAACCCCCTTAGCTGTACTCTCCAACCATATCTCTGTGCCATACCCCTGCATCACACAGTTCATTAAACCAGTTGCATACTCCTTTGCCCTGCTGCCCCATCGTGCTACCTCTGAACAGTGAAGCATATCAATGCCAGCACCTACAACCTCTGAACCTTCCACTGTACTCATACCATAACGTGAGTTCAGTCCTTTGCCATCTACAGAACCCCATGTAAGTTCCTGTTTACCTGAATAGTGTGAGAGAGGTTTAATGAAATCTGGATAGTTCTGTTCCATAACCTTAGTCATCTGGAACATTTCTGAAGTGGTATTCTTGGAATGTGTACAGATATGCACGAGTTGATTGAACATAGTAGCTGCTCGCTTAAACATTCTAGCCTGGACATAAGTAGATATACCGAAACGTCTAGCCTTTAGTACTATTATCCTGACATGACCTATGTCCTTGAGCTGCTGCTGTGCTACTTCGTGGAGTATTTTTTGCACAGAGTTCATCTGAAAAGGAATCAATTTCTTAGTACCCAGCTCCTGGATTTTTAAACAGTAATTAAAATAGGTATCGTGATCCTGAAGCTTATCCATTAATTCCTGCATCGCCTCTTTGTTAGATTTTTTAGGTGCCAACTGTTGCATAAATAAAATTATACGTTTAATGTTTTAGTATGAAAAAAGCTCAGCCAATAGAAGACTTTGAAGAAAGAGGATATATCCGTGGTAATTTTATGGTGCCTGGAAATAAAAGAGCCATACGGAGGAAGCTTTGCACATATGATGAAGCTACTCATGCTGGTGAAGGTACTAACAGAAGGAAAAGAACTAAAAAACAATATACAGATTTTACTAAGAAACTTTGGCGGGAAATGGATCAGCGTATCCAGAATGAAGCAAAAGAACTTGATCCTGAAGAATATACGTTTAAAAAAATTTCCAAGAAGTGGGTGACCCATAAAAATATTATGGTTAAAAAAAATACTGTTGATAAGTATAAACATTCCTTAAAGCATTGGTCGTCTGCTAATAAAAAGGATATCCAGTTAAATAATATAAACCAAACTCATTTCGACAAACTAATCAAATATCTAACTGAGCGTGACACGAGCCTTGCCTATCAGGAAAGTGTAATCAGAGAAATAAAAATATTCCTCAACTGGGCTGAGACACAAGGCTTTATGAATAAAGTTCCAAAGGTTGAATTTAAAAAGCCAACTAAAAAGAAACCTAGAATATATACGGACGAGCAACTAACAAATATCGAAGAAGCTATCCGTGAAAAAATAAAGACTACTCCCTATCGTAACAATGAATACAATAACCACCTCCGTATCCATATGATGCTTAAACTCACAGGCATGAGGATTGGTGAAGTATGGTCAATGGAACTCGATAGAATAAAAATAGATCACCTCCCTCCGTATCTTCACATAATAGATGTTAAAGATTTGATCTTTACAGTTAAAGGCAGAGTGGAGCACAGTGTCAATATATCTGCAAAACTTCTACACTTCCTTAAGGATGATATCTCAAAGCGAAATAAAGAAGAGAGATGGTATCTCGATAACGGGAAAGGCCAACTCGCTTACCATAATGCTAAAGCTGCTTCATTAGCTCTCTTTAGATGGAACAAACGTCTGGGTATTTCTGGGATAAAAAGAGCACATGGGTACAGAGCAACTGTTGTAACTAAATTAGGTAACACCGGAATTCAAACAGAACGTACTCAAAAACTGGTTGGGCATAAAGATAGAAAAACAACTGATGGCTATTTTAATACTGATCTTTTAGACACCCAGGAATTGGTCGATAAGCTATAAATTACTGTAGAGTATTACCACAACATTACCACAATAATTTTTTGGAACTTTTGAGGAAATTGGAATCCCTTGCTATAGGCTGTATTAGAGAGGGAATTGAGAAATAAGACCACTGGAATCACAATCCAGAGCTCTACCAGCTGAGCTACGCCCGCCATCCAGTATTATCAACAGATTAACTCCCTAAGTTACAACCTAAAAACATTACCACTAATTACCACAAAGCCCTTTTTACTGTTAAACATTACCACAACATTACCACAATTCATTTAATCATCTCTATAAACTTGTCAAAAGGAGTTGAACCTTTCTTAATATTACATGACTTACAACAAACTACAAGATTCTCATCAGATAGCTGTTCCTCAACAGTATCCAAACTCGACAATGGTTCCATGTGATCAAGCACCCAATCTCCTCTTGCAGGTAACCTTGTCCCACAATAGAAACATGGGGCTGTGCCACGATCCTGTTCCTGTGCTTTTAACCAGCATAATATATAAGTCGTCCTATTATACCCACCTTTCCTCTTTCTCTTCTTGCCTGCAAGTTTATTCCTATGGAAGAAAGCTTTTTCTTTACAATTTCTACAACAATACTTCTGTACCGCTTGCCCGTGTATATTAGGAGTGTAATCCTCTTTACAATATTCACAGGTTTTAATCACTAGACCTTGTTGTTTTTGTCCCAAATTTTTTGAACAGCAGAATCTAACCTAGCATCCTGCTTAGCTCTCTCCTCCTTTACTCTGCGGAGAGTCTCGGTCTTCTTAATCTCCCTTAAATGATACGGCATTATCTTCTGAAGATTCTTCAGCTCCTGGGTATTTTCTTTTATAGCATCTACTAGGTCATCATAATTCATAGAGTCATACTCAGGTAGCGTGCTATCAGGATCGCATCTGCAATTCCATGATCTTTCTTTCTAGTGAGCTTTATATCAGGATATATCTGATTCACCTTCTGGATAGACGAACCTTTCTCTTTCGGCATATCTGCAAGCATCAACTTCTTCCAACTGGGGGGGCGTATCAAATAGTATGGCAAGCCCATGCCCACGCACAGACCTCTCAGAAAGCCATAACTAGCCATATAACGACCACTCGACACTACCCCTTGGTTCGGCATCGTCTGGGATTTTTCTATCCCGACTATTAAATTTTCGTATTTCGGAGAAAAACGAGAGAAGATGTTATGAAGTTCAGGCTCATGTAATTCTCGTTTCTTAGCGACTTCAATGATTGGCATGTCTTGGTAATGAATGACCTGTAAATTCTTATCTAACACTGCCAGTGCTCCTGAAAAGCCTGGATCAATTCCCAAGTACATCCTCAACCCCCCATATTCTCTGCAGCTCCGCCTGAATTTTCTTCTCTTCCGATTCAGGTAACTGCCACGTTAGATCTGTTTGTATGTCTACTGTCGGTATCTGGTCACCATATCTGGTAATAGTGCCACCTTTTTTAAGAAACTCCTTTACTGCACTCTTAAGCTCCCGCCTTTCAGGTGTATCGCAATTTACAAACTCGGCTGTAGTCACTACTCTCTCCCCAAACGTAGGAGACTGCCAACTAGGATGGAACCTTTCTGCAGGTTTAACCTTAGGTTGTTTTGCAATCAGGGCACGCTTCGCTACTCTTCTCTTATTATATTCGACATGCCAGCAGTGAATATCACAGTATTTCTGCCTAGTAGTTCGTGGATTAAATGTTTTCCCGCAAGTCTGGCAATCAATAGGATCTAGCTTTATATTGCTACGTTTAAGAGCAGCACGTTCTAACTTCGCATGATAAGAACAACTCTCTGAACAGAAACGAGTCCTGCCGACTGGTAGCTCATTATTACATACAGAACAAACCTTATAACTCATTTATCTTCAGCCTCAACCATTGTAAACATTGTGCCTACTGAATCTGCTAAATCCAAAAAGTAGCTGTCAGCTTTTAAGTTCTGCCTTTCTGCATTAGCTAGTAAGTCTGAATAGGGGACACCTGTCTTCCAGGCTGTAGCAGCAGAAGCTAACATTAGAGCCAGTAAAGCCCGTGAATCCATTATCTGTTTCTGTTCAGCCTTAATCTCCCTAGCCGACTTTTTCTTTTTCGCCATCTTCCTCCTTTGTAAATTCCCCCTCAATTACATCCTCAATCTGGGGATTCATTTGGTGATCAAGTTCCTTAAGTGCATCCTCAACCCTGAATACATTCTCATTTTTCTGCTCGATATACTTATATTCATTTGGCATAGCAAGAGCGATCCTCTCACTCTTAATAATATCCATAACTGTCTTAGCTTTAGCTGTAAGCAAATCCACCTCACCTTTATCATTAGATAATAGAACCATCTCCTTCAGCCTATTCAACTCATCCAGATGCTGGTCAGATATAGTCGCACGATGATCCGCATACTTCTTAATCATCTTTGTATGTACGTTAGCCAGAGCAGCCTCTCTCTTTGAAGCATACTCCCAGTCACCCTCACCTACATACTTCTGAAGAGTACTTCTCCAGATACCATACTTCTCTACTATCTGCCCCCTAGTCAGCAACCCAGACTCGTAATCGACTTTAATGGCAGCCTTCATTACTGCCCTGTGGTGTGCCTGCTCAGCTCTAGACCCTGTGCTAACCTTAGTGCTATTCTTGTTACCCTGCTTCTTAACTTTAACCCTGCTTCCTATACCCTTAGCCATTACTCCTCAGGGTTATCTTTTCACAAAATTTAATAGGGATATCAAAAAAATCTTCGCCAGATGGATTCCGACTATTGGGTATGTTCTTTATATACTCCTCCTTAAGATTACTTCCGTTCACCAAGACTGCCCTACTACAATCACTATTCAATACCCAGAACAATAACCTGTCGGACAGCCCCAGCAACGACTTCTTCCTTAAAGGAATATGGACTGTAGACCAATTAGGCCACTCTCCAGACCATCCAGGCTTAACCTCTACCTCGTGATGCTCTTTAACAGTAGCCTTTATATCGGCCTTATAATCTTCAACGTCAGGTTCCAGAGTCAGCCCCTTATTTTCTAACCAACCCCTTACTGCGTCTTTTGCTTTCTGATCAAACATCCTGTACTGATCTGGAAAGAATACTATAGCAACCCCCTAAATCCTTCTATTAGACTCTCAATAGGAATGTTACCTCTTAGACCATCATCCAAACGATCTACTTTGTGATGTTCCTTCTTGCTATCCTTCTCCATATTAGAGACTTCTCTGGATAGTCTAGAATCAAACAACTTTACCTTTTCTACATATGAGACTTTGTTGCTGTCCCAGTGAGATGGCTGATCTAAAAGTGCCACCCCAATGCTAATCATGGCAACCAATATTAATAACTGATACATGCTCCTCCTTATAAGAGTGTAAATAACCATTTATTATTTGGTTATCTATATTATAAATCAATCAAATTTCAGGTGTCAAGTATTTTTTTCACGGAATCTAAAATAAGGGGTAGGGGTAAAAAAAAGAGGGGGGTCAAAAATTGGAGAGGAGGTAGAAGAGAGAGGGACTCCAATATATATATACATGGGGGCGGGCGGTTGCCCCTGGGGGGGTCTTGTGTGATC